ATGGCGACGATTCTCAAAACCGATCATGGCTGGCAGGCTCAAGTTGCGCGGCGCGTAGACGGTAAGTCCGTTCGCAAGGCCAAGACCTTCAAGACCAAACGTGAAGCGCAGGTGTGGGCGCGCGAATTTGAGGTTGGTATTGCCGCAGGAACCGCTAGCAGCGACACGATGCGACAAGTCTTTGACCGCTACGCCCTCGAACGATCCAAGGGCAAGAAAGGCGAACGCTGGGAAGTGATCCGGCTCAACAGGTTTGCCGCCGATCTGGTCAGAGGTAAGGCACTGGGGGAATACATCATTGGCGACGTGACAACCGCCGATCTGGTCGCGTGGCGTGATATGCGCTTGGGGCAGGTCCAGCCCGCCAGCGTGTCGCGGGAAATGAACCTGCTTAAACACGTCTTTGTCACTGCAACAAAGGAATGGGGCTTGTTGCAGATCAACCCAATGGCCGATGTCAAAAGACCCAAGAGGGCCAAACGGCGCACCCGGCGCGTATTTCAGGATGAAATAGATAAGCTGTCCGAGGCATTGGACCTCAATGCAAGCCCTTGGGTGACTGAAAAACAGATCACCGGGGCGATGTTCTTGTTTGCCATCGAGACGGCAATGCGATCCGGGGAAATTCGTGACATTACCAATAGGCACGTCAGCGGCAACACAGTGCATCTGCCAGAGACAAAGAACGATTTGGCCCGAGATGTTCCGCTGACCACGCGGGCGCTTGAAATTCTTGAGGCCGTCAGGGGCAACAAGACCGAACCCGATCAGCATCCATTCGATATTGACGCCGAGAGCCGCGACAGCGTTTTTCGGGCGGCGGTCAAGCGGGCCAAGATCGAAAACCTGCATTTCCACGACACCCGACACGAGGCGATCACCCGCTTGGCAAAGCGGCTGGAAATTCTCGATTTGGCGCGGATGACAGGACATAAGAACCTTAACGAATTGTTAACATATTACGAGGCTTCGGCGGACGAATTGGCCAAACGGCTCAACTCCCCCACTTCCAACGACGACACCAAATAGTGCGCACCATCCCCGCCAGATACGCGGGTGAACCGGCCTTCTTTGATCCAGTTGCGAATTGTCTTTTCACTCTTGCCGAGCCGCTCCGCCACGGTGGCGACAGGCAACCATGCTTCCGGCTTTGCGGTTGCCTTCATTGCGTCCCGCACCGCCTCGCCGATAAGGTTTCTCAGTTCTTCCGGCGCTATGACGACGACATTACTCATGATTGCTGCGCAGCCTCCAGATCAACACGGGCCGCGATCCGGGCAAGAACAGCACCGACGATTTCTGCGCTGCGATGAACGCCGCTCCAGTATGGGTGGCGCTCCTCAAACGATAGTTCGATGGGCGCCTCAAAACGGGTGCTAAAATGCTGCTCAGGGTCGCGTGGCCGGTCCTCATAAACGATTGCAGCCGCTCCGAGGTAAATCTCCGTCGAGATATACACGTTGCCCGCCTGATCAGGTTCCCGGCGGAGAAACCTCAAAAGGGCGACAAGATGTTGCTCAAACGTGTCGCGCTCTTCTTTCAAAGTCCAGCTTTTGGGGAATGTCGAAACAGACGGTTGAAGGGGCAAGCTGGCAAAGAATTTGCAGCGTTCTGCCGCGCCAGCCGCGCCCTCAGATGACATAAGCGCAATGAGAAGCCGGGCGACTTCAAGGTCGCTGACGTGATGGGCGCTCCTGCCGCGCCCACTGGAAGACGGGAGATACTCGGCTTTGCGCAGGCGCTTAACAACGTCTTCAACAACCGAGTGTTTGATGTTCAACTCTTCCGAAAGCATCTCAATTGCTTGGCCAGTGTGCATCATATCGCCCCTTTCATCTGGATGACTACCAGATGGGATTCAGTTTGTCCATACGGAATAAATCCAGATCACACCTCACCACAATCTCGCGCCGCGTTGGCCGGATTGCGCAGGATGTCGTTTGCCCGGTCCAGTGCAGCAACAGCTTTGCGCATCGCGGTTTCCATGCGTTCCGCGATGTATTTTGCGGCGGTCGGATCCCAGCCCATTTCTTTATCGCAGGCCACCAGCATCAGATCGGCAAGCGCGGACGAAAGGTGCAGCGCGTCTTCGATCCCTTCGGGATAGTCGCCGTGATCATATTCCAGATGCCGCAGGGCAAGGTTGATTGCCTCTGCCGGATCGGTAGGAAGCGACTTGCGATACTCGGCTTGGCGCTGGCGCAGTTCGCGGGCGGCAGTCACAGTTTCTTCAAAAAGTGAAGCGTCAGACAGTGCCATCCCATTGACGGCACGGTTTTCATGGATCGAGACGGGTTGAGGGGCGGTGTTCATTGCATTATCCACTTACATTTGTAATTACGTATTGCATTACATATCGCTTACTTGCCGTCAATGACGTATTTATATACGTTCGTCATTACACAACGGAGCGGCTGCATATGGTTGAAAAGAAAAAGCTACTGCAAGTTCGTGCAGATGAAGCGTTTTTGAATGAGTTGGACGATTTGATTGATCAGGTTGCCAGCTTAAAAACCCGAGCGGATGCAGTGCGTTACGCGGTTTCGATAGCGAGGCGATTCGGAACGCCGCGCGAAGCCGATCAGATCACGGTTCGGGATCATTTCTTTGATTACCTCTGGGATGCCAGAACCGAGTTTCTTAAAGGTTTGCGCGAAAATGTTGTGCTTAATCCCGGTGAAAGACTGGCGGATCATCAGAAATAAAAAGGGCGGGCTTCCGCTTGCCCGCCCTAGCGCCGCGCCCACGGGAGGTTCCCAAAAGGATAGGCGGGCCGCGCTTTGTCGGGGTTAACACACTCGCCGACTTGTGGATCACTTTGGGTCGGGATGCCCATCAGGCGATGCCCATGGCGTGATCAGCCATTCCGTTGCCGTGGCGATGCCGTGCCACGGCATTTTACCTTTCCCAATCCACCATGCGCATTGCCCCGGACACGTCAGCGGGCGGTATGCCAGCCTCTTTGGCCTCTGCCATCGTTTTGATGATTGCCGACAGGGCGCGCGCGCGTCCGCCAGCGTCAAAGGCTTGCAAGGGCCGGATGGTATCAATCGTGACCTCTGCCCCCAGCTTGGCCGAGGCTTCATCCGCCAGAAGCGCGGCAATGGGCTGCAAGGTCCAGATCGCCAGTTGTCGTTGCGCCTCTCGCACGACAGGGCCGGTTGCGGCGCGATTGAGGAATGACGGCAGGACGCCATAGGCCATGGCGATGCCCTCACGCGCCGCCGCTAGTGTTTCATCCGTCATGGACTTGGACAGATCAGGCGAAAGCTGATCCGACTTCTGGCCAATCTGGGGATTCATCCCCGCCGCCGTTGCCTGCGCCACGCCTTCGATCACAAGCGTTGAACCGCGCCGCCCTCGGAATGCGCCGCGCATGGACGCCATGTCATCGGCCCCGGTGTCGGGCAGCGGGACAATCTGAGAGCCAAGCGGGGCATTCTCAAACGTCTCACTGAGAGCCGATTCCACCGCGTGAAGCATCGCCCCGGTGAGGCTGGACCGGCGCAACGGCGCGGTGCCGATCCATGGTGTCAGGTGATCAGAGCCGATCCGCAGGTGCAGAACCTCGGCGGCAAGGGCCGTCACCGTGCGCCCGCCCCCAGCTTCGGGGATCGAGAGGCGATAAGCGCGCGGGCGTCCATCGCGGGTTGTCACGTCCCAATCGGTTGCAGGCACAAGTCCCAATTCGGTGATCAGATAGACCGCCTCGCCATTGAGCGCGACGGCGCGGGCGATCATCGCCATGTTGGCCCTTGTCAGCAGTTCGGTGCCGGTCACATCCGCCATGGCAAAGCCGCCTTCCCATAGGCTGACGCAGCTTTGCACCGTTGCCGTCAGTTCGGCCACGCCGCGCCGCCCGCTGATATAGCTATCGCGCGCCGCCATGACTTGCGCGGTGTATCCTGAGCCGCTGGACCGGGTTTCGGTCGGGCGCAACTTGTTTTTGAGCCATCCAAGCATTGTCACCTCCACCGGATCGCGGCGGGGCGGTGCGCCAGACGCTTTGCCACCTCACCAATGGGTTGCCAGTTCCGGGCTTCGATCTGTGCTTGGGGATAGGCGGGTTTCGTGACCGCGCTGATTTCGATCAGGTCCGCCGCCTTGATGGTGCGCAGGATCGCATTGCCGCGTTCCTCTACCGTCTCGCCGCCGGGGCGGACGCGAAAGCCGGGTGACAGACCGCGCACAAGGCCAGCGGCGTTGGCGGTCAGGAAGTCCCGCACATAGCTGACCTGCCCCATGTCAGCACTGATTGTCGCCTCTATGGTCAGCGCGTCGTCATTTTCGGTCAGGGTCAGAGTGCCGGCGGAACGTGACGCCAGCGGCTTGTTGAAGTCATGGCCGGACAGAAAATGCACGTCCTCGCCGCGTTCCAGCCAATCCGCAAAGGCACGGGCTGCGATCATCTCACGACGCTCACGCCCTGCGCCAATGCCTTCGGCCAGCACGGTTTCCCGACCATATGGGAAGGATGCCCGAAGGCGGGTTTCCCCGCCCTCGGTGCGCAGCTCTAGGCTGCCAATGTGAGCGCCCCAGAGCATTATGCGGCTTCCAGTTCGAGGCCGGTCAGCAGTTCAAGCTGAGCCGGGCGCGCAACGGTCACATCCATGGTTGCCAGCGCCGTGATGCGCAGACCGCCGGATTGTGCATCGCTATAGGGATCGCGGATCATGTCCACCGCGCCCCATGCACCGACAAAGATGGGCGCGACACCGCCCGCCGAGGTGGTCAGCAGCGAAGAGGTTGCAGAGGGCGTCCCAGACGGCGCGGCAAGCGCGTTGTTCGTCATGGCGATGTTGGCCGAGGGCAGGTTTTTCACCAGCCGGTCCCATTCGGAAACCGCCGTGCCGCTGATCAACACACTGTCCAGATAGTCCCAAAGTTCGGGCCGGATCAGCGCCCGCACCGCATCCGGCGAACCGGCGGCATTGGCGGTCATGAAGCGGGTGACGGCAGAGCGGAATGCGCCCCAGCTTGCCAGTGCATCCACCGCCGTGGACGTGATGCCGTAGGTCGCTGCCCCGGTGATCACGCCAAGCGGCTGACCATTGGCCCCGGTGCCGAGGAATGCAGCCTGATCCATGGCCGCGCCCATTGCGCCGTTCATGTCACGCCGCACCGCCTGTTCAAGCGCTGCCCCGGACTGCTTGAGCGCCTTGCGGGTGATCCGCATCTGAATGCCAAGGTTGTGATCCGGTGCCATGGCGCGGTCAGTGGTGGCGTAGGTGGTCGGACCTGCCACGTTTGCCGTCTCGCCATCTGCCCAGCCCGCCGTGACGGCCGAGGTCGTCACCGGCCATTCCACCGCGCCAGCGTCGATGCTGATCATCTGCGCCCCCATGCGCGCCGCCACACTGTCCGGGAACAACCGGTCGATGATGGGGCGGGTCTGGATCTGGTTCGGTGTGCCGCCCGCGACGGTTTCACCTGCCCGGACTTCGAGGGCCTGCCACGGAACCGGGATGCCACGGAAACCGCCTGCGCTGCGCAGTTCGGTCACGATTTCCGCCGTTTGCCCGTCAAGCTGACGCCCTTCGTCCAGGGCAAGCGCGACCTGGCGCATCTCGAAACCGGCCATGAGTTCGGCCCATTCCTGCGCAGAGCGGGTTTCCAGTTCGTCGCCAGCATCGCGGCGTTCGGTGTCCTCGGCAATCAGGGCGGCGCGGTAACGGGTTTCGTTGGAACGGTATTCCCGATCCAGTTCATCCATCTTGCGCACTTCGTCCTCGGACGGGGTTTCCTTGCCCGCCAGTTCGGCGAGGTTCTGGCGGATTTCGCTTTGCCGCCGGGCGATCTTCACTGATTCGAGCATGGTTATCCTTTCTGCTCAACAGGGGTGGTATCGGGCCGCGCAAGCGACTCGACTGCTTGCCGCCAATCTCGGCGGTCCTCTCGGGGCGGGGGATGCCCGCACTCGATCCTTGTTTTTCGGGTGTGGCAACCGGGGCAAAGCGCCTGAAGGTTGCGCGGCTCATAGGACAGTTCGGGATGCGTCCTGACCGGCTTGATGTGATCCACTTCCAAGCGCCCGCCGCAGCCGCAGGACTTGCAGCGGTATCCGTCGCGTTCGAGGATTTCAGCCCGCAGCGCCTTCCAGCGTTTCGTTCGGGTGACTTTTCGGGAATGCCGGTGATGCTCTTTGCGGACGCTCATGGCACGTCATCCGATTTGGCGGTAATTTCGAGAAATGCGCGGTTGTCTGGGACTTCCTTGATGCCGTCGATCTCGAAAGTGATTCCGTCATGCACAAGGCGGTCATACCGGGCGATGCTGCGCCCAAACGCCGTGGCGCGGATGATGAAACGGGTCACAAGCCGATTGTCCCAATGCGCCGCGCTGACGCGCTCTGCATCTGACACGTCGCGCCGCCGCGCGAAGATCGGGACGCCAAAATCGGCCCAATCTTGCACCCAGTTTCCGTATCCATCCGGGGTTGATGTTGCCCGCTGGATTTGAATCCGGCGGCTGAGATTTCCGGCGTTCAAAACCATTGCATTCTCGCTTTCGTCTGGGGTTGAGCCGCCACGCGCGCGCCTTGTGCGACGGCCAGCACCGACGCGGCGGCGGCGTCGATCCGGCCCGTGCTGCGCGCCTTGGCGATCTTGATGTTGTTGGCGGGGTCTCTGAGGCAGACGGTATCGGCGAAGGCAGAGCGCAAAAGCAGGGACGGCTTGGCCTTCACCTGCCCGTCAAAGGCGGCACGGCGGAACCGCTCTGCATCTTCGCCACCATCACGGAAGCCCTGACCACGCCAGACCAGCGGCGCGCGGATCCCGGCGCGGGCAATGGCTTCGCCCAATTCAGCCTGCTTGTAGCGGTCCATGGTCAGGGCAAGGATCGGCTGATCCTCAACATGGCGCATGACTTCGACCAGCCACGGGGCAACCGGCACCGTCTTATCGCCGAGGACGCTCAGTTCGCCGCGCTCTTGCATCTCGACATACCGGCCCGCCACGCCATCGGTCTGCCCCCGGTCCAGCAGGTTCGGCATGGAGGGGAAAGTGCCGAGGCATTCGAGACGGCCAGTCGCAGGCCAGTAGAACGCCGCCGCCGTCATGGATGCAGAGCCGCCAAGGTCGATCCCGATCACACAACCACCCTCACGCGGCGGCAGGCTATTGGTTTCGCAGCTAAGCCATTCGTCCAGCGTGATCAGCATGTCGCGGGCTTCACCGGACACGCGCTCATTGCGGTTGTAGAGGCGGAAGGATGTGAGGCTTGATCCGCCCCGCGCAATCGCCCGTTTTGCTTGCGCTTCCAGCCATTCCAGCGATCCGCCGATTCCATGCGGCGCGCCGGGGTTGGCGATCAGCAGGCTTTCGGGGTCATCGGCAGGCAAGCCCGGCGCGGGTCGATGCTCTTGAACGTAGGTGCCGGGCAGAGGGTCGTCTATCCACCGGGAAAAGGGGTGCGTGTCGTCGCTGGCGGATGTGCTGATCAGGAAGGCGCGGCCATCGCGCTTGCCCAGACCGGACAACAGCGCGTGTTCCAGTTCGTCGCCCCGGTCCAGCGCCCAGTGACCGCGTTCGTCCAAGATTGCCATTGTTGGAGCGCCGCCGAGGGCGGACTTGCCATCTGCCGCGATCACGCGCAGCACATGCCCGCCGCCATCGCCCTCAAACTCGATTTCGAGGCGTGGGGCGCGGCGGTAAATCAGACGGCGTTGCAGTTCGAGGGGAAGGGTCGCAGCAAAACCGGCGACAAAATCCCAGATGATCCGGCCCTGATCCCGCGTCCGGGCGGCTGCGATGATTTCGCGCCGGGGCTGGCGATCCCAAACGCCGATCAGACCGCCGAGGGCAAGGCCAGCCGTGATCGCGGATTTGCCGTTGCCGCGCCCGATGCTGAGAATGGCGTTGGCGGTGTCGTCTGCCATCGCCCCAGTGATGAATTTGCTCTGGAAAGGGGCGAGGGAAACCGGCTTTCCGGCGTTCGGGCCTTCCGGGATGCGAAGTCCATGCATGAATTGCATAGCTCGTTCGGCAGGCGTTCCCTCAGCATCCTGCGCGAAAAGAGAAAACTCCCATCCACGGTTCCCCGCATGGACAGATGTTGCGGCATTGGGACCAGTTTCGGGATCGGCTTTGATGCCATCGAACAGATCGGCGCGCGCGGCCTCACGGTCGGACTCCAACAGCGAACCGTCTGCTTTCCTCCACTCTCTTTTTTTCGTTGCCGCGTCTGACATTGTTTCCTCGTTTCGCGCGTAGCGCTTTGTTCAATCGTTGTGCTCTTGTCCCTCTGCTCGATGGTGAGGGTCGGAGCGAAGGGCATAGGACGACTGCCCACAGCGCGCGGCTGCGGCAGTCCCTAAGCCCTCTGCGTGAAGTCACCTGCTCGCCGGAGCCGGGCCATCGCTTGGGCCTGATCAGTCGTGCGTTCCCGCTGATCAGTCGGTTGCTGCTTGCGACACCATGAACGCGGTGCCGGGGATCGGGCCTCAACCTTTCGGACTGCCCTTTGCCTTTGATCCCGCCCGTGGTAGGCTGACCGATGTGGAGCCACCGTTGCTAACCCGTTCCACTACATCGGCCCTGCGTCTGGGGTGGCGCGCAGGGTCGCCGCTTTCGCTACCTCTCAATCAGTTCAAGTTCGTCATCCGGCGCGGTCGCCAGATCGTTGATCATGCGGCGCATGATGTGCGCCTGCTTGGGGGATGGACGCCAAGACTGGCGTTTGCCGTGGCGGGCGATGGACTTAGCAAAGCCCTGCGCCCATTCATCGCCATCGCGCATGGCGCGGCGCATCACGCGCGGCCAATGCAGTGTCAGGATTTCGTCCAGTTCCAGATCGGTCATGCCTGCACCCCGCGATACCGCGCGCCCACGCGGGCCATATGCGGCGATGTGGTGAGGCTCTTGGCGTCTATCGGGGATCGCCCGTCATAGTGCAGTGCAGCCTGATCCATGAGGGCCTGAGACAAGTCAGCCGGTATGTCCGATGCCGCCGCTCCAAAGCCCGCCTGATACTCGATCACGATATGGCTGGGGGCGAGGGTGAAATACGACGACTGCCAGCGGATGTGCGGGCGGTTGCCGCCCACAAAGTCAAAGTCGGTGAAGGCCGAACCGTTGATGGTGACGGTCGGAGTGTCAGCGTCCGCAACCGGGCCGATGGGCAGATCAATCCCGCTGCCATTGCTCAGATCAAAGATGGTGACGCGGATGGTCTGGGTCAGCAGCGCGATCTGGGCAAACTGTTCCAGTTCCGCCGCCGCCGTCAGGCCGATGTTGGTGATCGCGCCATCCTCGGAATCATCGGGCGCGCGGATGTGCAGTTTCAGGTTTTCCAGATCGAAGGGCAGTGCAGCCCCAGACGGAATGCGTTGGGTCAGCATCTTCATGTGGCAATCTCCACTTCGGAAATGTGTTTGCGGAAAGCCATCTGTTCGCGCGGCGAAAGCGCCTCGTAGTGCGCCAGCGCGTAAGCCTTGCGCTCTTTCGTGGTCGCCAACGAGGCGTGCCAGCGCGCATCTGCCAACGGACTGAGGAAAGTCGGCAGAGGGTAGTCAGCAGGTTTAAGAACGGACTCTGCGACCAGTTCGGCCTGTTCCGGCGTGTCCAGCGAACGCATTGCAGCCCACGCCAGCGCCGCGCGCTCTTCGGGCGTCATGCGGGCCATCGCCACCAGCGAAAAGCCTTCCCATGCGTCATAGCCGCCAAGGGTCAACGTGTAGCCCATCATGCGCGACATGCGCTTGTGTTCGGGCTTCATGAATTTGGACAGAGAGGAGGATTTGCGGGGCCTTTTCTTCACCCCATCGCCTGCGCCAGTTACGACTTTATTACTATCTGGCGATGTTAAGGCATTGTTTTTTCTTGTTTCGCGTGTCCGTGTGGGGGCACCATTTCACATTTTGATGTGAAATCCGCTAAAAAATCAAAAATTACAGACACTTGTGGAGTTCGATAACCATTTTGGCGGTCGTATGCCAATGGTGCCTTGAAAGCCGTTTTCAGGATGGTTTTCTTCACAAGGAGCGATCCGTTTTCATAGATATTCCAAGGGTTTGAGAGGAAGTCTCTCAATAGTTCGATAATTTCCGACAGTGTGCTCTTCGGTTTGGTGTTTTGGGATAGCTTGTCTGTCAGCAAAAGCTTGTCCTCTTCCAGCTTCGCAATCTTGGTTTCAAGCGCAGACATGACCTTTGGATTCGAGGTTTCGACCATGCGTTCGACAAGCGCATCCTGCTGCTTATCCAACTCTTTGTGCTGGCGTCTGATTTCAGCCTTTGCTTGCTTGGCCTGATCACCCCGTTGATCCCATGCGTCTTTCAACATCGATATAGCGATATCGAGCATGTTTTTGCTTGGCGTCATCGAGCGGAGAATATTCTCAAACCCATCATCAATTTTTTCAGCGCGGATGCTCTTGCGATACTCCGAACAATCACGGGTTTGACAGTTGTAGTACGGGTAACGCTTCCCCGTCGCACTGCGCGACCAATAGGCCGTCATCGGTTTGTCGCAGCAGGCACAATTGACTGATCCACGCAAAGGAAAGTCCTTGCTGATGTCAGGGCGCTTGGCGGCGATACCTTTGCTGTTTCGACGCTCTTGGATGGTTTGATAGGTCTCCAATGAGATCAAAGCTTGGTGGTGGCCTTGGCGGCGTGTGATGCCCCACTGCTCATGCTCAATGTAACCAGCATAGATCACACGGTTGAGCATGTCCGTCACCTTCTGCGCCCATTCGTTGTGCAACAAGGATACCAAATCAGCGGACTCCCGATCCAATGCTTCCTGATCTTCTCCACAGATTTGCGGAACGGGTTTGATGTCGTATCCGAGGTCAACGAACATCACGACGATAGACCAAAGGGTTTCGATCAGTTCTTGTTGCTGATCCAGCGGCATATCGCTGTCTTCCAGCATTGTGGCGTATGCCTCCCAATCAACGGAGAGGCTGGGGCGTGTGGGCGTATTATTTTTATCAGGCGGACAGGTCATGCACGTGCTCCTTTCTTCAAATTGGTTTTTGGAAAATGTCTTTCTCACGTCGCCAGATACTCGGGGCGCACAGTGAGAACAAATATAGAACATATAACCACATTTCCCTGCGGCCACGCAAGGAAAATCTCTGAATGATCCTATGCGCTTAACCTGTCCCTAGCATGGCAAGGCTGTGGCTATCTCGGGTGTTCAGGGGATGAATACGGGTGTATGAGGAGACATGTCATTTGATCCAAAGAATAAGGCCGACAAGGCGAAGCTATATCCAGTCCTCAAGGCGCTCGCTGATCTTGATCCGCGTAAAACGCCTGAACTCATCATGGATGACGCTGTGGGGTATCCCGTTGCACGAGGGCAGGATTATGTACGCAATATGCGCCGAGGCGAGATCGCCGCCACATATGCCGCGCTAATCCACCAATGGCTGCTTGAGCACTATTTCGATCTGGCCCACCGCCTTGCGCCTGAGATATTCCCTGAGACGCCTGAACAACGATGGCATTCCATCGTAAACGAGCGAGCTATCTCAGATCGTTTCCGCCTTGTGCTTGTCCCACTGACAATGGGCATCGTGGAACGCGAAAGCCAGTTGAAGCCAGCCGAGGCAACCATTCGACTGGGTCAGCGGTTTTGCTTTGAGCTGGATAGTGAAACAGATGGTCATGCCATCGCCATGCAGGGGGTAAGAGGTCATTGGCACAATATCCCGCTTGGCCCCGTTGGCGAGGTAAGTACGCCAATCCAATTAGGTCAAAACCAATTGCCCAAAATGCCCGATGGCAAACTTGATCCATTGACCGAAAACCATGATGAAGGCGTGCATGAGTTTGTACTGATCACGGCCCCGAATGATGACATCCCGACCAGCATTCAAAGCCTCAACACATGGATTGCGGACAGAGCAAACATCCTACATCGCATCACGGTTCAATTTGTGAAGTGACCACCCAAGATCTTTTTAAGGGCTTCATTGCAAGGCCATAGCTTAGCCCATTCCTGAGCACCTTGGGTTTTCAGTTCGCCATATCTTGAAGGATCGCCGAGCTTGGCAATTTCCAAATCCTTGAAGAAATCTTCGGGACTGCCAAGATCATCAGCGATAGACGCTGCGCCCGCACCCTGCCATCACAGACAGATACGGCCTGAACGAGCTGTTTGAATGCCTTCAAGCAGGTGACACACTTGTAGTCTGGAAGTTGGATCGTTTGGGGCGTTCTACCATACAATTATTGCAGATATTGAATGACCTCAGAGATCGCGGCGTCAACTTTCACGCCATCACGCAAGGCATCGACACCAACACAGCAGTCGGACAAATGATCTATGGTCAGCTTGCGGTGTTTGCTGAGTATGAACGTAATCTCATCTCTGAACGCACCAAAGCTGGCATGGCGGCAGCCAAAGCCAGAGGCGTTCACGTCGGCAGCGCATTGTCGATCTCAGCAATCAGGAGTTCGAAGATGATCCGTTTGACCAAGGCAAAAATTACAGTTCGTGGCATCGCGCGCTGGACGGACAGGAAGTCTGGGAGGGTATCGTCCAAGCTATCGACGGTCTTTATGAGGATCAAATAGCGCACCCGCGAAAGTATCTGCCAGCTAACGACCCCGGTGATGATCTACGAGAGTGGATGGCGCAGATTGCCAAAGCAACCTGGTGGTACAAAACCCTAGATCTCGATATGTCGCTAAACTCTCTCAATAGCTGGTTTTCTGGGCGCGTATCGAAAACGAATCCTGAATTGCGAGAGCAAGTCGGTGCTTGGTGGACCCGCGTCAAGTCCGCGGCAGACGAGGCAGAGCGACATTCGGCAGTCGCAATGCGGGACAATATCGCGAATGATGACCGTGAGCGGGACACAGAATGGGACAACGCTGAACCGAGTATTGGCTCTTGGGATACGTGGTGCAAGGATTTGCTCGAAGATGGGTTGTCGGTTGACGAAGTGCGCGAGCGGTTCGTTTCTGAAGGCCTACTGCATGATCAGCATCACCTGAAACTCATTGACCTGGCCGATCCGCAGTCCCCTCTGATAGACGGATATGTCCATGATATCAGCTATATTTGGACGCAGCAGGGCTGGCTCAATCTGGCTGTCATCATTGACCTGTATTCACGACGTGTTGTCGGCTGGGCAGTCAGCAATCGCATGAAGCGCGATTTGGCGATCCGGGCGTTGAAGATGGCGGTAGCATTCAGGACTCCGCCGAAAGGCTGCATCTTCCACAGCGATCGCGGCAGCCAATACTGTTCGCATGACTATCAGAAAATCCTGCGCCAGCATGGCTTCAAAGTCTCCATGAGCGGAAAAGGAAATTGTTATGACAATGCAGCCGTCGAGATGTTCTTCAAAACCAACAAGGCCGAACTGATCTGGCGACGGTCATGGGAAACACGACGGCAGGCTGAGATGGCGATCTTTGAATGCATCAACGGGTTCTATAATCCGCGCCGCCGTCACTCAGCACTGGGCTGGAAAAGCCCCGTGGCATTCGAACGGAAGCTGGCTTAA